GAGTACGGCGTTGCCGCGCAGGCCTTGAGCGAGAAGCTACGCGCCCAGACCAAAGAGCAGGCCCAGGCCAGCAAGACGCTGGAAAACCTGACCAAGGTGCAGAACGGGGCCACCGATAGCAACGACCAACTCCGTGCGGAGCTGGCCCTCGCTACGGCTGCCTACAATGCCCTCAGCAAGGAAGAGCGCGAAAACTCGGAGGCCGGCAAAGCCCTGCAGGCCCGCACGAAAGCACTGAGCCTGGAAATCGGCGCCAATGAGCAAGCCGTTAATGACCACCGCCGTTCAATGGGCAACTACAAAGGCGGCTTTCAGGAGCTGATTAAGGAGATGGTCAAGCTCCAGGCCCAGGAAAAGAATCTGGCCCAAGGCTCTGATGCCCTAGCTCAGAATCAACAGCGCCAAATCGGCTTCCAGATTGCCGCTCAGCGGGCAGCCGCGCAGGCCGGCCAGACGTTTGAGGAAGCCACCCAGGCTATTGAGAACTACGCCCGCAGCATTGCCCCAGCGGTAGAGCAGCTCACGGAGTTGGAAGCCCAGCAGGCCCGGCTAGTGGAGTCCGGCGATGAAACGTCGGAAACCTACCAGCGCATCGGCTTTCAGATTGCTGCCGCTAATAAGAGCCTGCAGGATGCCAAGCTGGCAACCGAGTCGGTAAACGAGAGCTTGAAGGATGCGGAGCCTGCAGCGCAATCCTTCACCAGCGCCTTACTGGAAGCGGCCGGCGAAAGTGATACACTCGGCGGTGCCGTGCAGCGGGCTACGGGTTTTCAGGAAAAATTCGTGCAGGTGCAGAACCTCGCCCGCCTGGCCATGGGGGCGAGTACGGGCGCGGCCAAGGTGTTGAAGGTAGCGCTTGCCGCTACGGGTATTGGCGTACTGCTGATTGCCATCGGCGCGCTGGTTACCTACTTCACCCAGACCGCCGAGGGCGGGCGCTTAGTCGAGCAGGTGTTTGCCCAGCTGGGGGCTACCGTGGATGTGATAACGGACCGCTTCGGCCGGCTTGGCAAAGCCATCGTGCAAGTCTTCGACGGAGATTTTTCGGGCGCTGCGGAAACAGCCAAGGCTAGTTTTCGGGGCGTTGGCGACGAAATCCAGCGGGAAACCAAGCTCGCCTTGGAGCTGAGCAAGGCCCGCCAGCAGTTGGAGCGCGACGAAATCAACAACATCGACACCAATAAGCGCCTACTCAACCAGGTGGAACGTCTGAAGAATATTCGGGACGATGAGACCAACTCGATTGCCAAGCGCATGCAGGCCAATGAGGACGCTTATAAAGTCGAACTGGAGCGGGAAAAGACCCTGGCGGACCTGGCCAAGCGTCGGGTAGATATTCTGCGGCAGGACATTGAGCGGCGGGGCGGCGAAGCCAAGGCCAGTAATGACCAGCTCAAAGAATTCAAGGAGGCCCAGAATGAGTATTTCGATATTCTGGAAGATGCCGCCGGCAAGCAAAATGAGCTCATCACCAACCGCGTGAGCTTGCAGCGCGAAGCCGAGGAGCAGCTACGCAAAATCCGTCAGGACTTCCTGAACCTGGAAATAGCCGAGATTGAGGCGCAGTTGCAGCGGGTTGTTGTAGGCAGCAATGCCGAACTGCAGCTCGAAAAAGACAAGCTGGAAAAACAACGCGCCCTGGCCTTATCAGAAGCTGACCTTACGGCCAATGCCAAGAAGGCTATCGAGGTTAAGTATCGTAGTGATATTGAGCAGCTCAATCGCGACCACCTGCAGAAGCTTCGGGAGCAGGCAGCCGAGGCCCAGCAGATCAGCATTGCCACCCAGCTGGCCCAGGCCCGAGAAGGCAGCCAGGAAGAGTTTTTGCTGAAGGCTCAGGCTATTCAGGCAGAGTTAGCCGCCCGCCTAGCCGCCATTGATACCCGGCAGAGTGCGGAAGATCAGGCCGCTCAGGCGGATAAAGCCCGCGCCGAGGCTATGAAGGCGCAGGCTGATTTAGAGTTAGCGCAGGCGCTGGCCAGCCTGGAAACCTACATGGCCCAGCAGCGCACCTTGACCAACCAGCAGTACGCCGATGGGCAGATCACCAAGGCTCAGCACGAAGCGGCATTGGCAGCTATCGAAAAGGCGGGGCAAGAGGCGCGCATCGTAACGCTGCAGGACTACGGAAAGAGCACTACAGCCGAAGAGGAAGCGCTGAGCCAGCAGAATATAGCTCGCACGGAACAGGAACTGGAGCGCAAGCGGGCTATTGCCGATCAGGAGCGGGAAATCCGGCTAGCCGTAGCCAGCACGGCCCAGGACGCGGCCGATCTGGTAATCGAGGCCCTGGGCGAAGAGACCACGGCCGGGCAGATTGCGCTGGCCATCAAAAAAACCGCGGCTGTCGCTGAAATTGCTATTAACCTGTCCAAGGAAATCTCTGCTATCAACTCCAATGCTGCGGCTAACCCCTTAAACATTCCAACTGGGGGCCTGGCCGGGGTGTCTCAGTCGGCTATTCTGACCGGTATTGCTATTGCAAAGGCGGCTTTTGCTACGGCTCGGGTGCTGGCTTTCGCTGATGGTGGCTTGGTGCTGGGTCCTGGTGGGCCAAAAGATGATCTGATTCCCGCTTACCTCTCCAACGGGGAAGCCGTGATGACCGCCAAGGCCGTGAGCATGTTCGGCCCGATGCTGAGCTGGATGAATGAGGCTGGCGGCGGCAAGTCCTTCGGCTATAAAGACCCGATGCCCGCTGCCACTATGGCCCGCTATGCCGAAGGCGGGGTAGTGCGCTACGATGCCAGCTACATGGCTGCTATGTCGGGCCGTGCTGGGGGTAGCCAGATTGATTATCAGGAGCTAGCCCGCACAGTAGCGCAGGAATTAGGCCCAGTGTTCTACGCAGCTAATAAGGCGTTGCCTGCCCCAGTGACCGTGCTCAGTGAACTGAAAGAGAAACAGGATAAAGTAGCGAGAAACCAAGCCCGCGCCGACCTATGAAAGTGATTGAGATAATGAACAAGCTGGATGAGGGCGGTCAATTGACTGCCCTCTATCAGGCCGGCATCATCAACCTGAAAGCCTTCAGCCAGCGGGATATCTACTTGCGGTGGCAAACGCTTCGGGCCTCGCTTCGCTACACTTCCGACAATGCGGGTGCTGTGCGGCGAGTAGCTGAAGAATTAGAGGTGAGCACGGATACGGTGTACCGGGCTATTGCGGGCATGGAAAAGCAGACTGCGTAGCAAAACACCACACAGTTAAGGCCTTGACGCAGGATGATGCGTCAAAAGTCCAAGCCTCGCGGAATCATCCTAGCACCTTCGTATCATGTCTGAAGCGAAGGTTCTTATTAGCGGCCCCATTGTCGGGGATTCCAGTGAAGCGGGCAACGCATGGCCCTACACCACGCTGGAAGATGTTATTTCTCAGCTGGAATGGCAGAAGCCCTACGACTCTGTTCGGGTTATCATCAACTCCGAGGGCGGGCGCCTGGATAAAGGCTTTGGCATCTACGACAAGCTCCGCAGCCTAGGGCCCGACATTACGGTAACTACGGAGGCCATTGGCCAATGCTCCAGCATTGCCACTATTGTTTTGCTGGCTGGCTCCGTGCGTCTGATTCACGAGCATACCGAGTGCCTGATTCACTTGCCCCGTGGTGGCTGTGAAGGCGCTACCCCAGCCCAGGCCCAGCAGTGGGCAGATGCGATGCTGGCAGCTCAGCAGAAGATGATTGATGTGAGCGTAGAGCGCACCGGTCAACCAGCCGATGTGATTGCCGCCCGCATGGCGGAGGAAAAGCTCGTTTCGCCTTCGGATATGGTAGCGCTGGGCTTTGCTACGCTACTGCTCAAGCCAGTTACCGCCCTGGCTACGCTGCCGATTACGGCGGCTGTTCCTGCTTCTTCTACTCACGACGATACGCCCAAGTGGGCGCAAAACCTCATGTCCAAATTCTCGACCCTTCTGGCTACGATGGGCCTGGCTGTTGCTGGGGCTGCTGCCAAACCTACTACAGCGCAAGCCACCACGGCTACCGATACCAGCGGCGCAATTACGGCCCTGGCTGTCGAGTCCGACAAAGGCCAGCTCACCATTGATACCGGCGACCGGGACACCTACCAGGTAGGCGACAAGGTAACGGGGGCGGATTCGCCTAACGACCCGATTGCCGATGGTGACTACGTGCTGACGGATGGCAACACCATTTCGGTAGCGGAGGAGCTCATTACGGCCATTGCGCCTACCGTTGATGCCGCAGCAGCGGCTACTGCCTCGGCCGATCAGGATGATGCTATGACGCAAGTGCTGAGCGCTATCACCAATCTGGCCAATGAAGTGAAGGGCATCAAGCAAACGCAGGCGACTACGGCCCGCCGCATCAACACCATTGCTGCTGCTACGGGCAGCGCTGCCGTGGTGGAGCATGATGATGTGCCGACTACTAGCAGCACGGGTAAGGTGCTGCCCACCAACCACGGCGCGGCTGCGGCACAAGCACGCGAAGCCCGCCAAAAAAAGAACGGTCGCCTGTAATCCAGGCCAGTTGAATTTCTACTCTTTTATTTTCTAAAACGATGGCTGATACCGTCCTGGATTACGCTTGGCTGACTGGCGCAGCTCCCCTCTACGGCCCGGAAGAATTCCGCGCTTTTATTCTCAAATACATTCAGGAAGACCCTGAACTCAGCGCCATCATGGTGATTGAGGATGGCATCAAAGCCGACATGGACGTAGTGTTCGTGGGCGACTTTGAGAAGGTTACCCACCTCGACCCCGGTTGTGGTGCCCAACCTTCCCGCGTACGCATTCCCTTCGAAAAGCTGAAGTGGCAGCCGAAAGCCATGCTGGCTTGGATTGCTGAATGTGCGCGTGACCTGGATGGCACATTCATGGCGTGGGGTATGGATGTGGGCTATAAGCGGGATGACCTGCAAAACGCCCTCATCAAGATCAAATCCGGCCGTTTGGTGCCCGGTGATGCGGATACCGAGCGCACGGTCAACTACTGGAATGAGTTTGTGCAAGACAAATTCATTTCGGCTATCAAGCGAGACATCTACCGCTTCGTGCTGCTGGGTGATACCACCATTTCGGCTGCCAAACTCACCCACGGCGCGGATGATGTGAAGAACTACAACGCCATTGATGGGGTGTTCAAGCAGCTGTTCAACGCTGGCGAAGAGAACCGTGCTTATACAATTGCCGCCAACCAGTCGGCTGATCAGGAACTGCCCGCCGGCGAATCTTACAAAATCTTCAAGGCCCTGCACAACGCAGCCGAAGGAGAGCTAGAGGACGCTACGGACCTGATTTACTTGTGCACCAGCTCGGTGGCCAAAAACTGGCAGGACTACCGCGAGTCGAATGACAAGGTGCAGGTAAGCTGGGAGCTGCAGGAAGGCCGCTTGGTAGCGCCCACCTTCCGCGATGTGCCTATTATCAAGGTAAAAGACCTGGATAAAATCCTGAAGCGTGACTTCAAGATTGCCGGTAAAATCGACCTGCCACACCGCGTTGTCCTGACTACCCGCCGCAACCTGCGGGCTGGCTTTGACAGCTACAATGCCGCTACCCAAGTGGATGCGTGGTATGACCGCAAGGACCGCGAAACCAACATGCGCGCTGAGTTCATGATGGACGCGAAGGTGATGAGTTCCGACCTCATCCTGGGTGCCTACTAAGCTATCCTAGACGAAAACGCCCTAGCCACTTAGGCTGGGGCCATTCTTCACCTCATTTCATAGGAGAAACATAGATATGGCAACCTGCCGTCAACTAAAAGGTGGTGCCGCTGCTCCCTGCGAGACAGGGACTTCGGGCATGAAAACCAAAACGGTCCTGATCCGCAAGGAAGATATTGCCGGGGTAGCGCGTCATGCCACCATCAAAAAGGCCATTACGCTTTCGCTGGTAGCCGGCAAGAAAGGCTTCCTGTTTCAGGGGCTGGGCAGCAGCAATGCGGCCCGTGCTGAGCTGGTACCGGGCAAGTACAAGCCCAGCTACAAACACGACTTCGACCTGGTAGCCTTCGACCCAGGGCCCGAGCAGGCCGAAACGATGGAAGATTTGGCCGCTGATCCGGAAGGCGTAGTATCCATCACCCAAGACAACAACGGCTACTACAAAGTACTGGGCCTGAACGCGGGCCTTCGTCCTTCGGCCCTGAAAACGGACAGCGAGGATGCTGACCTCGGCGGTGGCATTCCTGCTACGCTGACCTCCGAAAAGGAACTGGGCCTAGCAGATTACTTCATGGTGATGACAGATGGTGTTTATGATGCCGCTGCTACCAAAACAGCTTTCGAGGCGCTGTACTCGGCATGAGTGGGGTAGGTAACGAGTGGGGGGAACGGGCTCGTCTGGTAAAACAGGCGGGCCTATCCGCCACCCCAAAAGATGAAATAGCCGCCGTGCATGCGGCTCTCTACCCCTCGGCTGAGCCCGTCCGGACAGGCTGCTACAAGTGCCTTGCCGAAGCCTATCAGGCGATTCTGCGCTACCTGCGCACCTCAACAGATTCCCCAACCTCCTCACTTTCTGCTGTTATGTCCACTGCCAAAGTAGACCGCAAATACTCGTTTGTTAAGTCCGATCAGACCTACCGCCCGCACAACTCGCCGGTGGTGTTCAGCAACGATAACCTGACCGATGCCCGCGTGGCCATGATTCTGAAAGGCGACCCGGCTGCTGCCGTTCACTTCGGTATTTCCGAAGACGAAGGCCAGCAGTTCGTCACGGACCACGCCGCCGAAGTAGAGGCGCTGGCCGCTGCTCAGGCCAGCCAGAACCCGGCTAACACCACCACGCTGACCATTACCAGCACCAGCAACCCACTGGCTGACGAGAACAGCGACGAATACAAAGCCGAGTACGGCAAGCTTGATGCTTTGCACCGTCCTGAGCTGAATACGCTCTACGCCGATGAGGTGAAGGAAGGCGACGCCCAAAGCTTTGCCAACAAAGGCGAAATCATCAAAGCTATCCTGGCCTTCCGCGCCAAATAAGCAGCCTTTTTCTAGTGCCCGAAAAGGCCCGCACCGCGCTTCGGGGCGGGCCTTTTTGCTACCCCTTGCTTTCTCTCTCCCGTGTCCACTGCTACTTCTACCCCTCTTGCTCCCGTAGCCCAGGCCCAGCGTCAGGTAATTAAGGCCCAGGCATTGCGCCCGGACATTATCACCCTGAGCACGCCCACCGACTACCCGAAGTGGGGAGATGATAACCTGTATCCGCAGCGCCTGCTGGCCGCGTATGCGGGCTCGGGCACGGCAACGGTATGCGCCGAGCGCAAAGCCCAGTTTATTGAGGGCAACGGCTTCACCGACACCACTTTTTATAGGGCCGTAATTGACCGGGCGGGCGGCACGCTGGATGCGCTGCTGCAGCCCGTAGCCAACAACACGGCCTACCTAGAAGGCTGGGCCGTGCGCGTGAACATCAATGCCAACGGCTTCCCCTGCGAGGTGCTGCACCAGCCCAAAGAGCAGGTACGACCTTATTACCCGGACAGTGCTGGGGTAACCCGCTGGTGCGGGCTGGTACGCAACCCGGCAGCGGTGGCTAAGCGGGGTGCCACCTATGCTTCCCGTTCGGGCCTGCAGAAAGTGCCCGTATTCAACCCGCGCGAAACGCCCGAAAAACGGCTGGAGCGCATTGCCGCTTGGGAAAATGAGAAGGGGGAAGTAGTTGGACTGAAAGGCTACCCAGGTGAGGTTTACTACTGGTTCCAGAAGCGTACCGGAGCCTACCTGCACCCGCGCCCGCTCCTTGATGCTGTGCTCGATGACGTGTACTCGGAGCCAAACCTAAAGCGCAGCCGTGCCCGGGACCTGGATTCCGGCTATTCGGCTCAGGTAATGATTACCGAGTACGGCACGGCTACTCCTACCCAAGAGGTAATCGAAGCCAACGGTGCCAAATATGGGGTGTTTGTAGGTCCTGATGGGAGCCGCATTCTATTGCAGTATGCAGTCAGCAAGGAACTGAAGCCAGATGTAGACACGCTTACGGCCCCCGATGCCAGCAAGCGCTATGTGACGGATGAGGAGGCCATTAAGGGCAACATCCGCGAAGCCATGCAGATGCCGGGCGTACTGCTGGGCCGGGAAATAGCGGGCAAGCTCGGTAGCTGGCAGGAGTTTCAGGACGCCGTAGCCTACGTGCAGGCCTTCGTGGTGAACTCTGCTCAGCGTAGCATCGAGCGGGGCTTCGAAGCCATCTTCCGCACCTTCCAGCGCGCCGATGGCAGCTTTCCTTTTAAGGACCTCAAGGATTTCTCCATTCAAAACCTCACCCTTCAGCAGGCCGCGGCCTTGGCTGGAGTAGAAGCCCCCGCCGATGGAAACCCTGCTGTTTAGCCGCGAAGATTTCGCGCCCTATGTGCAACTGCCTGAACTAGATGAAGGCCGGCTGGAGCCGCACATGCTCGAAGCCCAGCGCCGCCTACGGCCCTTGCTCGGGGAACAGCTCTACATGGAAGTAGCCCGCCTACATAAAGCCAGTGAGTTGAGTGGTGATTACCTCGAACTCTACAGCAAGTCTCTGCCCGCGCTGGTGTATGCAGCCGCTGCCCAGTTCTGGCCTTTCTCCCAAACGACGGTTACCCGCTACGGCCTCCGCGAAAAGGAAAGCCAGCACTCTAAATCCGTTGACCCCCGCACGCTGGCAGCTCAGGCTGCTATCTACGATGGTCGGGCCCTAAGCTACGAAGTGGAGCTGCGCACCTGGCTGATTTCCAAGGCGGCCAGCTTCACAGGCTTCTATCCTGATCAGTCTCATTGCGGTAGCCACGCCGCCCCGGCCCGCACGGCTACCGTGGTAGTGCAGGCCATTGGCCGGCCCGCCTACCGCCCCCGCTAATCTGCCCCGACCTACACCTATTCGCTTGCTGCTATCTGTCCACTGCCCGCCGTGAAGTTTGTGCGCCATCCTCTTACCGAAACCTTTAAGCTACTCGGCTTCGACGGCCCGAGCGACTTAGTTGCCTCGGCCTATGGCCTGAAGGCGCTACCTCTTTTCGTGCTCAAAATCCAGGTGAGCGGCACGCTGCTGGCCGCTATTGTCGCTTTCAGCACGAAGTGGATCTGGAAACCACCGCTGGCCATGGTGTTGCTCATCGGGCTGGACATTCTCAATGCCTGGTATGGGTATCAGGCTGACGTAAAGCTGCGGGGAGCGGGCTTTAAGTGGGATGAGCTGCAGCGCACTTTCGGCAAGATTGTCGGCACGCTGCTGGTGCTCACACTGATTAAGAATCTGATCAACAGCTACGAGTACTATGCCTACGCCGCCGATGTGGTGTTTGCCTGGCTCTTCACCTACAAGGGCCGCAAGCTGGCGGCGAAGATGGTAGCGCTGAAAGTGGTAGAGGGCGGCTTACCGAAGCTGATAGCGGGGCTGGTAGCCAGCAAGTTCGGCCCCTACATCGTCGATTACATCCAGAAAAAGCCTGTCGAGGTGCCCACGCCGGGCCCTGCTGTAGAACCTGCGCCCACGCCCGAGGGCGCCCAAACCCCAGAAGCCGCATGAGGCAGATAACACACCTGGTTGTGCATTGCACGGCTACGCCCCAGACTGCTACGGTAGCGGGCATTCTCAATTACTGGAAAACGGAGCTGGGCTGGAAAAATCCCGGCTACCACATTCTGATTTCCCCAGATGGCCGCTCTACCCGCCTGCTGGCAGATGAGCTGGTAAGCAATGGGGTGGCGGGCCACAACGCCCGCTCCCTGCATGTGAGCTACATCGGTGGGGTAGATAGTCAGGGCCACGCGAAGGACACGCGCACCGCTGCCCAGAAAGCGGAGCTGCTGCGCATCCTCACCCGTTGGAGGCAGGCCCACCCTGGGGCTATCATCCAGGGCCACCGCAACTTCCCCGGCGTCACGAAGGCCTGTCCCTCTTTCGATGCCCGGGCCGAATACGCCCGCCTCTAACCCTGTCACCAATTCACCAACTCACCATACTACTATGCTTCCTTTCCTTTCTTCCGATGCCCGTAAGCTGGTGGTCGTATTTACCGTAGCTGCCCTCATCTTCTTTGTGTGGGGCTTCATTGCCAACGATTACAAATGGCAGTACTTCGGCGCCGCAGGCGTGCTGGTTGTGCTCAGCCTTATCATCATCGGCATCAACTACAAGGACCGCAATAAGCTCAAAAGCTTACTGCTGCCCTTGCTGCTGGGCTCGGCGCTGCTGGCCAGCTGCCAGCAAGTACGCTCGGCAGCGCAGCAAGCCACGGCTCAGGAAGAGGTTATCTTCCACGCGCCCCGCATGGTAACGGATTCGGCTGGCTGGACCCAGCCCGCACTAGTCAGCGCGCATTAGCTATGTTCTGGCTACTGGCAAACCTGTGGGCGCTCCTGGATGGAATCTGCGACGCCCTGCTCTACGGCCTGAAAGGGGCTGACTCCTTTAAATGGAATGAGCATGCTCCCCTGGTAACACGCCGCGCCCTGGTGCTGGCCTGCGCACTAGCCGCCGGCGCTGATGCCGTGCTGGTGGGCCCAGGTCAGGTAGGCCGCTTCCCGCTGTGGGTGCTCTGGCTGGGCTGCGAGATTGCCGCCGTGGTGCTCAGCTTCTCCCTCTTCCATAACGAGGCCTACAACTTCGGCCGGGTGTGGATTCGGGAGCAGACACTAGCCAAGGCCTGGGCTGCATTTGAATTCAACTACCAAAGCCCGACGACTTCCGCCCGCTGGGACTTCGACGGCACTACCCGCTGGGTACTGGCTGGGGTTGCCGTGCTGGTGCTGGTGAGCGGGTATGTACTCTTACTTCGACTGTGATGGATAGCAAGCCTTTTGCTCAACTTCTGAAATTTCTGTTCTGGTGTATCGTTGGCCTGGCTCTGCTGGTAGTGGTGCTGTTCGCTGCCATGCTGCTGAGCAGCTGCGCCGGCTCCAAGCCTCCGAAGCCAGTGGACACCATCGGCCTGCTGACTACTCGAGTAAAAACCGAAAACCCAGCTACAGATAGCGCAAAGCCAGTTTCGGGCATCAAGGCAGTAGCTCAGAAGGTCAAAAATGCGGTATCGAGTATTGGTGGCTCCGGCAAATTCAAGAACAAAGGCACCATCATTTACCAAGTAGGCCCAGGCAACACGGCAGCCAGCGCCACCAAGCCGGGCACCATGGCCACCGGCACCGAGGCCACGGCCACGAATGCCAAGAAAGCCGATGCCGTAGTGGTCGGCGACGGAAGCCAGGCCGCGAAGTCGAGCAAGGGACCTGCCGTAGCCGGCGAGGGTAACCAGATACCTATCACGAAGGAAAGCTGGCTACGGGCCGCGCTACCCTACGCCGCCGGCGGGCTGGGCCTAGTACTGCTCTACTCGCTGCTGCCCCTGGGGCTAACCGGCTCGGGATGGCTGTTGGCAGTACTGCGACGTGGGCGAAGCCGAGAACCAGAAACGGGCTAGTCATGATTTTAAAAGCCACGATTTCCGTCGTGGCTTTTTTGTTACTTGTCAATATGATAGACCCCGAAAACAGCGCAGAAGTTAGAGGCCGCAAAACGTTTGAGTTTGATGAAGGCATCTTAACCGTTGAGGTAATTGGACCACTACCCAACAGAGGGCATAAACCAGGCACCTTTGTGGCGCTAAGGCACAGGCTAACTGGCTTGCCTCCTATTGGTGGTAGAGTTGGGGTTATGACTGAAACGCACGATTATGATGATGTAGAATCGGCTATGATTCAACTGAGTCAATTTGGCGAGGCATCAGCTCAGCAAATGGTGGCAGAGCTTTTTAGCGCTTATCATCGGCGTTTCAATTAATTTGGCGACCTACACACCGTTGCCCCATAACCAGAAAGCCCCAGCAGCTCGCAACTGTTGGGGCTTTCGTCGAATGGGCAGTTAGTGATACCGTATCTGTCGTGCCTTATAATCTTCTATTAGGGCAATGACTTCCTCTAAGGTATGTAGGTCCTGGATATACTCTTGTAAGAGTTGCTGTTCATAAGCACAAGGCTCTATCCGAGTTCCCTGCGTAATAGCAAGTACCCACTTGACTTGCTGCGCACGCTGGTTTTCGGTCATCCAGCAAGGTCCGCATTCTAAATTGGGCAGGAGTCAGGATAAACACCCATATAGTATCAGAATACACCTAATTATTAGGTGCTATCGAAGACGCAGGCACATCAGAAATAGGCAGCCTGTAGCTATCTTGCCTGCCTCTTCATTGGAGACACCCCGCCAAGGGTGGGAGCCCAGTCCTTTGCCGGCTGGGCTTTTTTATTGTAAAAACACAAAGCCCCGACAGGTACACCTGCCGGGGCTTCTTATATCGTTTGAGTTGGATGTTTTATGCCCACCTTATTAAGCACTGGTACTCTGCCTTGCTCTTCTTTTAAGCAGCCACCGCGCCAACAGTAGCGGCTTCAGACTTTGTGCTTACTTCAAGTCTGGTTACCGAAGAGAGGTTTTCTTTATGAAACCAAACGCAGGCCTTCGCCGCCTTCGTTGCCGTTTTTCAGGTACTCCGTGAACTCCGTCAGGAAGGGGCGGGTACTTTGGGTAATGCCTAGCGTCCCCTCCCCTAGCACCTTGCTCATTTCGTTCGTGACGGTATCGGCCAGAACATGCGCGTAATGCTTTTCGGTGATGCTAATACTTCGGTGCCCTAGCACCCGGCTAACAATCGTCATGCTCACCCCATCCTGCAGCAGGATCATGCCCGCCGTTTTGCGCCCGACGTGCGTGGTAAGGTGCTTTTCCAGGTGCAGCATGTAGGCAATCTGCTTGAGCGTCCGGTTGAAAAACTGGTTGCTCGGCACTGGGAGCTGCTGCCCTCCATACTTGTGCAGGATTTCCAGCGCAGGTTTCAGCAGCGGAATCATAGCTGTGCTGCCTGACTTCTGACGGTTGAGCACCAGCATGAGTGAACCATCCGGGCGCGGGGCCAGATGCTCCGATGCGCGGAAGTTGTAGAGGTCCTGCCAGGCAAGGCCCGTAAAGCACTGGAACAAGAACAAGTCTGCCACCTTACGCATCGTGGTGTTATCAAACTTATAAAACCAGATGCGTACCAGTTCCAGCGGGGTCAGGAACACTAGCTGCTGCGGGGCATCGAACTTAAATTCAAAGCCCTCCATCGGGTTTGTTTCCAGCAGCTCTTTCCGGACGCACCATTTGAGCACGCTCTTAAAGGTCTGGGCAACCTTCATGGCATAGTTGCGCTTTCGCTTGTTGGCCCGTAGCCACTGAACAAACTGCTCTACTTTGCCGGCGCGTAACTCCTGGGGCCGCATCTCTTGCAGGCCCTGCTCGGTAAGCCACAGCTCTAGCAGATTCAGCCTCACCTTATCCGCATCCAAGGAAGCCTGCGAAAGTTGCCCCGCATCGCGTAGCTGCTGGCGCTCGGCAATGTAGAGGCCGAACACCGTGAGCAGGCTTTGCTTACGGGCCTGCGGCTTCTGGTAGCAGAGCACTACCTTTTCCGGAGTGATGTAGGTGCCTTCACGCTCCAGGATGTTGAAGGCTTCGCGCAGTCCGTCCCCTAACTGCTGGAGCTGTTGGTTCGCCACCTTGGCAGCATCCGAGCGGCCCCGCACCTTTTGGCCGTGGGCATCCCAGTCGGCCTTAAAGACCCTGACGGAGGTGGCGAAGTTGTGCTCGGCTTTGTCCACCGTGACTCGGCAATAGACAGTGCCAGGGCGGTCGAGCGCACGCGTGTTCTTTCGAAACCAGAACAGGACGTTCATATAATGTTGTAGCAACAT